TTTAGAAGACCGATGCTCTATCCAACTGAGCTACGGGCGCATTATTTAAAAGAATGATACTATGAAATCAGCAGCATGTACGGCTGTAAAAGTAATGCTGAATATGCAAATCATATCATATATAAACTCACGCCGGTACAGCTTTTCTCTTTCTTTTTGAATCTCAATCAACTTTTGTTTTAAATCTGCGTCCATTATACACTCTCCTTTCAGCTTTGTCAAGCGGCCTTATGTTATCAATCTTTTTCCATTTTGTTGTGCCCACATCAAACATTAGCACTTTGGCACACAACCCAGCCCAAGGCTGTTTTTTTATTTCCACGATGCAACCAACACGGTTGTCTAATTTTGTTATTACTAAATCACCTACTTTCATTTTAGTACGAGCGGGGGGACTTGAACCCCCAAGCACTATGGTGCGGCAGATTTTAAGTCTGCTGTGTCTACCTATTCCACCACGCTCGCATGTTTTTATTTATTAAGGCGCAAAGCGTCTTTGTATGCCAGTTTGAGCTTCTTAAGCAAGACCAACTGTTGTTGTTCTGTTGGTGAAAGATTTGTCTTATTAGTAAGAGCATCTACTTCTCGGCTCAATTTTGCGTGCTGTTCTTTTAGTTTTTGATATTGTGTCATTTTTTCCTCTATTATTAATTCAAGCAATAGTGTAAAATCATCACCGCAGTAACAGTGAATGTGACGGCTACTAAAGCGTCAATCATATCTTGTTTCATTTTTACCTCGCCATTGTGAGTATTATTATATCAATGTTTTTGCGAGTTGTCAAGCTGGTTTTTACTTGCGATAAACCCCTCAGAATAAAGAACATCTTTTCTTAACATGATAATGCCTTCATGTTTAACTTCTCTAATCCCAAACACGCTTCCCTGTTCTAAAACAATTTTTCCGTGATCAATCCAAACACCATCTTCAAATTTGAACAAGTGATCGCCAACTTCAAAATCTATAATCTTATATACTCTATACATTTTTTACTCCAATGTAGTCCTTCCAAGCTTCTGGAATCTCTCCTAAAAACTTCTGTTCAACGCCAGCGATAAGTTCTTTTGGAATTTTTGGTTGTTTTTTCAATTTCATTTTAGCTTGTTGCAGAGTTTTATTTCCCTTTCTTTGATTGCAGGAATTGCAACAGGCAACAATGTTTTGCCAGACTTTCTTTCCACCTTTGGAAACTGGAGTGACATGATCCAACGTAAAATTTTTCTTCGTCAATCTCTTACAACAATACTGGCATTCGCCATTATCTCTAATCAAAATATTTTCTCTGCTAAATTTAATGGCCTTGTTATACTTAAATTTTTTAATTACATTGCCAACAAATCTAACAATTGATGGAATATTGAACATCTCGTCAACTGTTTTAATAAAACGATCTTCGTAAACAGAAATAATTTCTACTCTGCCAGCAAACCACATAGAAATGGCTCGCTTCCACGATACATGTGACATAGGTTGATAAGCAGACGATAATACCAAAGTATCCATTTTATACCATAACTAGTAAGAAATGAGACACCTTTTACCCCGTGCCTCTCCTGCGGGTTGACTTCGACCTAATGGAAATCACCCCCTCGTCGGTCTTGTGAAGTCAAATTCATAGTCCATATCATATACGGCTACTAAATCCCAAGTATCACCCGTATTTTCCCATTCACATTGAGCATAAATACGAGCGTCCACTACGGCATCATTAAAAGTTCTCCTTTCAATATTCCGCATCTTTATTTCTTCTGTTTTTGGATTATGAATAATAAATTGGAATCTTTTCATTTCGACCTCGCCAGATTATTATACACAATTTTTCTGGTCATGTCAAGCTCTAAAACCAATTCTTACCAAAGATACAGTCTTTAGACACATCCCAATAGATAAATCTCTTACACTTAGCCAGTGAGTAAACTTTTAGAAGCTCTTCACCAAACTTTGATTCACCTCTTGTAAGTGCTCGTTCGTATTGGAAGTGCCACCATTCTGAACCACCATACGACCCACCATTAAAGAACGACCTTCTAGCTCTAATAGAATGAAAGCCATGCTTTAATGCCAAGGCTGTAAAGTCAACAAATTTACCAGTAACTTTTTTAGTTTTAAGTTTTGTCTTTTTACCTGAGCGAGTTACATAAGTTCCCTCAACTTCCATTTCTTCACCGCCGTCGCAGCGCATCCAAACTCTCCAGCGTCTATCGCCAATGTCTTCGATGACATAAGGATCTTCCTCTGGCTTATACATGCCTGTTGGCAAAGCCATATCGAAAGCCAATCCAGTGTAGTGAAAGGACTTCTTTGAACGGGCAGCACCTGATTTAGAAGCTAAACCTCTTCTACCACCTGCTGATGTCAAATAACCGCCGAGTTCCTTTACCTCTTTGTAAAGTTCATTGTAAGCTTCAGCAGCATCGGATCGAAGTGTTGTGCGTGTATAGCCTGCTCTACCGGGGAACTTATCGGCTGGGCATTTTACCCAGCTTAACTTTTCTGCTGGAGGTAGTTCCTCTAACTCGTTTTGTTCGTCTTCGCCAACTAACTTGTGACCTTTTTCTTCTAAAAGTTTATTTAGAATTGAAATTGTCATCTGGCCGGCTTTACCGTCTGCTTTTATCCCTTGAGCTTCTTGAAAAGCCTTTACAGCCTTCTCTGTTGCTGGGCCGAATGCTCCATCGCAATTGCCTAACTCATAGCCTAACACCTCAAGACCCTCTTGAAGCTCAATCACCTGATGTCCAGATGAACCATTTTTTAATAACATTTTTACACCTTTATGTTTTTTTGAGGATTTCCCAAAGCGCAACACCAAGTGAGCCTAATGCTCCGGTTGCTAAGAGCCAGAGGACTCTAGACATACTTGCTTTCCAAGCCTCTAACTCTTTTAAACGAGAATAAATACCTTGATCTGGATTGTAAATTGCTTCCTTTATCTTTGTGATATCATCAGCCATTTCTTCATTTTTCTCTTTAATGGTCATAATGGCATCCTCGATTCTTTGAAGCTGACCCTTAAGTTCTACGAACTCAACGGCTGTATTAACATTCATCTTGTCTGACATTTTAGGAACCCCTATTTCATATAATTAGTATTTAAACTTATATTAAACCACTTCACATGCGCCGCCAGCACAAGCCAACTCGCCAGAGAGATCTGTATTGTCATCAGCTTCAAAGACATTATTAAGATCCACCTCTGTTAAAGACTGGAGCATAACCTCGTAAGTTTCTTTAGAACAATCTTCAAAAGGCGCTTGTTGGTAATTGCCACCATCATATGGAAGAACACTTAAGCCGTTGTAAACGTCGCGGTTTTCCCACATCCACTCACCAACATCTTCCCATTCTGATTCACGGATGCTTACTGTTGCCGAAACATTATGAGTGTTTTGACCTTTTCTATGACCTTTGCGAACCCACTCTTTTGAGACTTTTGCGACTCGCTTGAGCATGGACATTGCTGACTCTGTTCTGTAAATTGCTCCATCTGGAGCCTTTTGTGGTACTGAAATAACAGCAGTGTCGTGGGGTCGAAAATATTCATCTTCAATTAACTCTGGGTGGACCAAAGATAAGTAGTTGTAAATTGCTTCATTCTTCCCAACTCTCAAGCGTCTAATATAATAATCATTATGCCAAGCGTGAATACCAGAAGACGTTCCAAGTGTTAGAGATGTTGTGCCTGCTGGCTTAACACATGTTGTTCTGGCTGCTGCTCGTATGCCAATGAGTTCTGCAACTCTCGCATTTTCTTCTTTTACAGCTTTTGCGCCCGATTCCATGTCTAATTCTAATACTTTACCAGATCCAATTCCAGTCATCGAGACGCCGATTAGAGCGTCTTTCTCGGTATTTCTACGCCATACATCGCGGAGGTAGTGAAAGTCCGTGTAACCGGCTTGTAGGGTGCCTAGAAAGGCCGCCGCTTTAACTCGGGCTTCGTACTCCTCTTGATCTTCTAAATCTGAAGAATTTACCTCTGTTAAGTTACAAAACTGGTACGGCCTTAGAGCAATCTCGCAACAAGGGTTTGTACCCCAATCTTTATCATTAGATAAATAAATGCCCGGTTCACCTGATCCTGATTTCTTAATACGATCCCAGAGTTTCATAAAGTACTCTTTATCAACCTTGTGGCGCAAAATGACTGCTGAATTGTTAGCTCGACCTCGCTGTGGGTTGGTTTCCCACCAACTGCCCGCCTTTGAGGAAATCATTTCATCGTCGTCGGCTGAGAACAGAGAGATAAGTGCTGCTCTGCGGATACCGCCAGCTAAAACTGCATCCGCGATATAGCAAATCATGTCATGAACCTCAATTGGTTCTAATTTATCACCATCATCTTTTTCTCTCAACACACCTTCAACTTTTACCAAACACTCACGAAGAGGTTGTGGTCCCGGTGCCTTACCGCCAGTAGTTACAAGTCTTGCGCCTTTTGGTCTAATATCACTAAAATCAAATCGTAGTCTGGAGGTCCCCTTAAAATAAGAATGAATGAGGGCTTTTACTGCGTCAGCCCAACCTTCGATTGAATCAGAGATTAAAAAGCGCCTAGTTCTTTTTGTGTTGGGTTTTCTAATTTCTGGTAGTTTTTCAACGTGGTGTGCTTGTACTGAGAAGCCAACGCCGGTACCGCCCAATAACAAAAACATACATTCAGAAAAAGCATCAGCATGATCAATTGGCATATAAGCACAATTATATACACGGTTTGGAGCAACCTCGATGGGCTTACCAGCGAATTGCATTGAACGCATAGACGGTAAAACCTTCTTTGGTACAACATAGTTGTCATAAACCTCTTTGATTTCTTTCTTTAGCTCTGGGTATTTCTTAATATGCATATTCATATTGCGATTACAAAGTTCTACCCAATTTTCCCTACGTTCCTTTTCAGGATTATACTTTGCGTACTTCATGTGTACGGTGATGTCTGACAGAATTTCTGACGCTCTTTGCATTATTTGTTCTCCTTTTTAAATTTCTTGTAAATGTCGGCTAATCTTTGTTTTTGATTCTTGGCGGCTTCTTTATTAATTTCTGTAATGGAATTGCCATCCGGCTCTAAGACTTCCAATAAAACATTGGATGTGTCCATCTTCATTGGATAAACAAGTCCGTCTGGTCCATTTCTATTTTTCGCTACGAACATTCTAGCCGCGTTAACATTCTTGTCCTCGATCGTCCGAGATAGAGTAAATATGAAGTCTGCGACAAAACATTTGTTGAATGCTTCAGAAATACTTTCCATTGTAATAACTTCCGCATTTAATCCCCCACGGTTTGTTTGTGAGGCAGTCCAAATAGGACAATGAAACTCTTGAGAAAGTCCCCTGAGATTTTCATAAATTGTTTCTAATTCAATTCTTTTTTCATTATAATTGTTTCCAGTTGGTTTCAAAAGGTCAGCATAGTCTACAATAATTGTTCCAATTTCAATCCCACGGTTTTGCAACTTGCTGAGATGGTTTCTCAATGTTGTGACAGAGGCTGACTTAGTTGGATACTCTTTTACAATGACATTGCCCTTAACATCTTTTACTTCATCGTAGATTTCGTCTTTACGATGATAAAGATCTTTTAGATGGATACCTGTTAAACAAGAGTCATAACGGCCTGCGACAA